CGGACATGTGTCTCGTTCGCGACGTAGCGATCAAATGCAGCTTGTGTCCTCTGCGTTGTGCAGGGTAGCAAGACTTTAGACGCAAATCCAGTTATCTGGAACAAGCATCTAATAGCATCGATCATAGAAGACAATTTGCTTTCGTCTTCAAGCCAATCGTCACGTATCCGACCTGTTTCAAAATCGAAAATGAAACCCATGAAACCCTGAAGAAATTCGGGGATCAAACTGTTCCGCTTCTTTTTGAAGTTGCGAAACAGACTGGGGTCTACACAATCCTGATCTAGGGCCTTTTGGAGGTCCTTGGAAAAGGTTGGTAAGGTAATCGTTAGAAACGAGATACCCTCATTTTCAACTCTAGCGAGAAGTCTTTCGACATCTCGCTTGGTGTCTACGCTGCACAAGGTCCCAGATTCCTCTAAGACCCGTGTGTGGAGAACTGTCAGGCTATTCATAGTCGCTCCTTTCAGGGCGTGCTATCCTGTGCCGGACAGACAGTGATACTTAGTGCCGATTACCACGACCGCGAGGTCGTGGAAAATCGACGCGGGGCATAAAGCTCCGCGATGCCACGATGAGCATGAAAATCAACACAAACAGACTTGCGTCTGCAGTGTTGAAGGTCACGACTCACCACCAAGAAGCTTCACCAGATTGGCGTTCGAAGTAGCCGTGAGGTTACCAAGGAAGCCAACGATGATTGCCTGAAGGTCGGCCGGCGTATACCCCTGAAGGGGTGCGTCGACGACCAGTCGAATCGTAGCGTTTACCGGCTTATTGTCGGTAGGACGCAGCGGATCGGCAGCAAATTTCTTGTTGGAAATTCCGATCGTGCGACGGATACGCGTCTTTCCATAGGAATGACGAACGTCGATCGCATTGGCACCATCACCAGAGCTGAAAGCTCCAGTGCTGAGGCCGGAACCAGTACGCGGAAGCGTAATGGCCGAACCGGAAATTGTGACGGACTGAGGATCGCTGAATGCCATAGCATTCTCCTTTGCAATATGCAGGCCCTTCAAGGGGCCAAGCTGCGAAGACTGACAAGACGTCAGACCTTCGTACTCTTATACAGGGAACTACCCTAAAAGAGCTTTTGAGGTGCCTTAGTTAGACCAAGTGCACCAAGGATGGCCCACTGCTGAATAGAAAATTCAGTAGCAGTTATGCCAAATCCATATGGCGTAGCCCTGACGCGCTGCTTCTCCGTTACACGGTAAGTAGTCTTGCAGGTTGTTGGAATCCCAGGACCAAAAGTCTTGAGACCCGACAATTCGTTGACATACTCACGCACTGAAGTGCGCATGAGATAGCCATAGCGAAGCACGAGACTGTCTGACGCAAGTTTTTCGCTAACCGATATAAAACTTCGGACGTTGAAAAACCAGTCAACCAGCCAGGACCATGGGGCAAGCTCCCACAAAACCGTAAGCGAAGCATCCAAACCAAGGATGTGGCTCGCTTTCGCATAGAAGTCTCCGGCAGGACCAAGATTCGCAAGAAGCGGATCAAGGTAATACTCGAAGGCTCCCGCAAACCAATACTTCTCAGTGTCGGTCTGCGTGTGGGAAGAAGTAAACGATGTATTGCTGTCCCAATAAAAACGAGCTTGAGGCCCGTTAATATTGTTGATGTAGATACCCGAGATTAGTCCACTAGTGGATTTCACCTTAGGTGCCTGCTCTGGAAAGTAATACGAGCGTCGAACTGGTTTTCCCAGATCTCTCTCATATTGAGCCAGAAGGTCACCGTATTTGATGACAGTCTGACAGAGAGAAATCAAGTCTTTCACAGTCGGAACAATCCCAAAAGCAAGGTTGAGATGTTCGGAGCCAAGGCTACGAACAACATCAGACCAAGATTTGGAATTGCCCAAGGCTTTGAAAGGCAACTCGGGAAAGTCACGCACCACTTCCGTGAGTGCGCGAACCAGTGAGAAAGAGTTTTTCGTCGGTTCGCAATTAGCGATGGCAGTAGTGCCCATCGCCATATTGATAGACGGAAATTGCTGGGAATCCATGTTACTAGCAGACCAACTAGAAAAATCAGTTGATCTTGGCGAAGTCGGAATCAAAGGGCCTTGATAATAACCCTTAAGAGTCGACCTCATAGTAACGCGAGGGTGAGAAACATAAAGTTCCTCTTTCCTCGAGAAGAAAGGATGACCAGTATCGAATTTCGGTTTTGAGTTAGCCTCAATATTAGCTCTGATTATAGAGCCAGGGGTTTGCTCGGACTGAAAGACATCTCTTGTACCTCTATAAGAGGTAACGCTATTCGTTAGTGACATATTGAAGCCGAGGCTCGAATTTAGAGCAACGCCTTCTCCCGGATCAAGGGGATTGTATTCCAACGCAGTGGGTCGGGTCATCCCGGCAACAAGCCGAAGATTACTTTTCCCACTACGGGAAGACGATATGTCAACCATAGTTCTCCAAATGGATTAGTTTTATTATGTAAGGCATTCCTGTTACAACTAGGTTATGCACTGCATTCTAGTCATGAGGAACGTCAGAGACCATTTCTGGCGGCGTATAGACACCGGGGAGGCTCTTAAAG